ATTGTATTGTCAGTTAGTTTCATAGTTTGGGGTTTCAATTTCACTTATTTTCAACAAGATTCAGATGATTAATCAAAAGAATAGTATAATGCAAAACTTTAAACAGATCAGCACGAGGAGTTCCTTTGGTATCATATCTGTCGATGTACTTAGTCACATTACCAGCACAAAATCCTTCTCTACGATTATGTTTAATTTTATCTAGGGTCTGTTCTTTACCACCCCCAGTTCTATCAACATAATGTTGATTATATGTGCTTGCAATATATTCCTCTAGTTGCTTTAAAATTTTATCTTCATTATACTTCCAAAAGTGATTTTCATTATCACACTTTTTACAACCCTTAGTTTTATTCAAGTTGAGAACACCATCTGACTCTAGAGTAAGAACATACTTATCAAAATCAGGTGTTTTTTCTGGCATTTCAGACATAATTAACAAATCATTTCAAGTACAGGTTAAAACAAATTTTCCAAAAAGTCAAGCTCAGTCCATCACACTAAATCCTTTAATCTTAGAAAATTTTACTACATTTTCAAATTTATCTACTAATTCATCTGTTTTATGAGATATAACAAAAACATTAGACTTGCTTATAACATGCTTGATAATTCTGATAAAATTATCAGTACCAAAGTCATCTAGTGAACTGTCAAATATTTCATCTAAGATTAGTAAATTAGTATTAATTGAGTTTTTAACTTTTGCTATTTCTCTCCATGTAAACAAAAGAGACAAATCAATCCTCATTTTTTCACCTTCACTGAAGGAAGAATAAGAAAAATCTTCATAAACAGGACTTAAAGCTTTTTCATTAAACTCTTGATCCAAAGTAAAGTTCACTGGAAACTCAAAAATTTCTAAGTATTTGTTTAAATTTTTATTGATCAAAGGTAGATATTTTTTTATAATTTTAGTCTTTGCCCCATCATCTTTCAGTAGAAGATGTACAAATTCATAGTTCAACAATTCTTCCTTTTTGGTAGAAATACTTTCTACAATTTCATTCAAAGATACTTTTAATTCATTTAACTTTTCATATTCAAAATTAACATCTTTGTTTCTATTGGTAAGTTTTTGAATTTCTTGTTGTAGATCTCTACCCTGCCTTTCAAGTTCAGAGATCTTAATATTGTTAGAATTGATTTCATTGTTTAGTTGAGTAATCTCCTTTGTAATTTTTAAAAAATTGATTTCATTATCTTGTTCTTGATTAATTGTTAATTGAAGTTCTTTACATGCTGATTCAATTTCCCCCAATTTAATACTGGTCTCTTCTATTTTATTTAATCTAAATTCATCTTTTATTGGCTGGGTGCAAGTTGGACAGACTAAATTTTTTTCAAAGAAAGTTTTTTCTTCATCAATTGATGAAATTTTTTGTTGCAATTTATACTTAATTGAATCGAGTTTTTTTAATTTTTCCTGAGATGAAGAAACCCCTTCACTCTCCTTTGTCTTTTCTTTTACCTTTAAGTTAATTTTATCATTAACAGATATTAGTTTTTTTACATTGCTTTCAACTAAATTTATCTTTTCTTCCTTTTCATTAATATCTTCTTCTGCTCTTTTTTCTAGTTCAGAGATAAATTTAGATTGCATTTCAATTTTATCTGAAATGTTTTGCTTTTTATATTGTATTTCTTTCACTTCATCTCTTAAGAGTTTAATGTTATTTTTAGCTATGTCATTCATAGCAGAAAACAATTTAATATCCAAAAGATCTTCCACCACTTCCCTTCTATTTTGACTAGAAAGTTGCATAAATGGAACAAAGTTAGTAGCTCCAAGAACTACTATCTGTATAAATGATTTATAATTTAATTTAAGTATAGATTGCTCTAACCACTTTTGCTGATCAATAGAAGATGCTTCTTGATCTAAAACTTTATTATCTCTATAAATTTTAAAAATAGAAGGTTTAATTCCCCTGACAACTTTCCAAAAAGTAGTATCAATAGAAAACTCAACTTCAACCAAACAATCCTTTTCATTCATAGAATTGATAAGTTGATTTTTATTAATTTTTCTGAAAGGTTTATTGAACAATGAAAATGTGAGGGCATCCAAGAAGGTACTCTTTCCTGCACCATTCTTTCCAATAATCAAAGTAGACTCATGCTTGTCTAATTCAATCTCTGTCCAATAATTTCCAGAACTTAAAAAATTCTTATATCTTATTTTTTGAAATTTTAACATAATCTGGTGGAACTACAATGTCATTTGGGGTAATTATTGCATACTCATATCCTAAATGATCACATGCCAAAGTGGCAACCTCCTCAGAAACTTCTGTTATTTTTAAAGGGGGATAATTTAGAATAGTAAGCATTTCTAAATATCTTTCTGCATCTTCCTTCTCCTGAAAAATAAATAACACACTTTCTCCATACTTATTGGCAACTGCATAAGCTCCTTCTTGTTTACCATTAGTTGAAGTTAGTATGTACATTTATATCACTTGAAATGCTTCTTGATAAATTGAATTTAAAATATTTTTTATTTCTATTTTATTTAATTCAATTTCAGATTCATCAACATACTTTTTCAAAAGAGAAAGAGTGTCTTCACTTTCCACTTCATCTTCTACATCAAAATTATCATTAACTTCAACTTGTTCTATAATCTTAAGATCTTGTATGTTTTGCTCCAATAAAAAGTCTATAAACTTTTCAAACTTAACCTTATCTTTCTTTTCTTTTACTATCACTTTTACTATGCAGTTTTCAAAATCTTGAAGATCATACAAAGCATTGTCATAATAATAAATTATTTTAAAAATTTCATATGGATTATTTATTCTAATTATTTCATTAGTCTCAGTATCAAAAATAGTAAATCCCCTCTTGTCATTGTAATCTGACCAATAAAGTTGATATGGATTACCTAAGTAGAATATTTTACCATCATCACTTCTTGTATGATAATGTCCTGTAAAAACTCTATCAAATCTATCAAATATTTTTTTATCCATTCCATTGACCTGTAAGTGCCCTTTGTGGACAACAAAGTCATTTAGTTCCAAATGACCCATAGCCACCTTTGCAGGTGTCTCTCTGATGGCATTCATGGTTGATTGTTCTCCCTCTGGAGTTATCCAAGGAAGCATCAGAATATCAGTATCTCCAATTTTTACAGTTTCTGGTTTTGTTATTACCTTTATATTTTTATACTCAGATAGAAGTAGTATTGGACTATTTAAATCTGTAGTGTTTTTATATACAATATCATGATTACCAACTGTCAGATAGACATCATATTTTTTCAAGGGATTAAATATGACTCTCTTTGCCCAGTCTATACTCCAGTAATCTGACATTTTTCTATTATCAAACATATCTCCCATGTGTACAATTGTATCAATATTGTACTTTTCTAAAGTGGGGAAGAATATGTTTTTATAGAATTTTTCAAAATACTCATGAAAGATTTTATTACCTTTTTTAAAGTTATAATGAGTATCAGTAATAATTGCTATGCGCATAATTATGAGGTAAATCTGTAATTGATGTTATCTTTAATACCATTCATATCAGAGTAGTCTCCACCAAGGTCAGACACATCAGCAGTAAATACTTGATCAAATCCTGTTCTTTCTACAATTTTTGCCTTAATTTCTAACTGTTTCTTTTCCTTTGCAATTCTCCTCAAAAAAGCATAATATACAATTTGTGTAAAATATGCAAAGGGATTAGTCCTACTGATATCATAATTATCTATGTATTGAATACAATTTTCAATACCATCGCAAATCATTTCATCCTTAAACATATAATTGACAAAATTTGGTTTATATGCTAAATGATTTGCAATTCTCAAAAAACAGTCCCCTATATAATTGCTGACCTTAGGTTTGGGCATATTATTATCTTTAGAATACTCTACCCTTTTCCTATATTCAACTAGAGCTGAATAAAAATCTTTATTATTTACATAATGTTCAGATTTCTTTTTGGTCTTCTTCATTACTTCTAGTTGCATATGGTTTAAATAATACTTAATTTAAAGTCATTATACATGATTTATGGAGAGTTGACAAATTAAAAAACCATGAGTAAAATAACTCTGTGGGGTTTGAAGATAATTAATAGCTAATATTTACTTAGTTCTATAGATATTCTCTAGAAAATCTCTTGCTTTATCAACCTTAGAGATAAATCCCATGGTTCTATCTAGGGATTTTTCTATATCTTCTGATTGATTTAAAAACTTTTTATATACTCCAATTACTCTTGAAGATTTTACTTCTGTCATAGTCATCACATCAGAAAATTTAATAATAAACATTTCATCATCTGAGATATTTATCCAAGGTCTAACCTTGTATGCCATAGCATTAGTTTTTTTAATTTCAATAATCTCAAAAACAACTGGGTTATCAAGAATTAAAAACATATCATCATTTTCATGACTAACACATACAAGAGAGAAAACTTCTTCTCCAGATTTTAGCTTTATAGAAGCATAAAATTCTTCTTCCATCATTTTTTAAAATTTATAGTTATTATTTCGTAATCAAAGTTTTCCTCATTATAGATTTTAATCCTTTCTATAAGGTGGTTTAAAGTATAATTTTTTTTAGATTTATATTTTATTTCATCAGCTATATCATAGAGTGTTGCTGATGTTTTTTCTTTACCCTTTCTTAAGACTCTTCCAATTGATTGGAGGTTTCTAATTCTAGATTTACTTGGGGATGCGAAGACAATATTGTGTAAGTTTCTAATATTGATACCTGTACTAAAAGTGCCATAAGAAGCAACAATAATTGCATTTGACTCCTCTTCGGTAATTTTTCTTACCATTTCTCTTTCTTCAGTATCCACTCCACCATGAATAAAAAATGTTTTTCTATTTTCACTGGTAAATTTATTTATTAAATTAAAAAGTGGCTCTCCATGAGAAGTTACACGATTAAACAATACCAAAGTATTTCCTTCTAAACTTATGACTAAGTTTTTTATGAAATTATTTCTCTTAGTATTGTTGATCAAATATTGAACTTCCTCTTCATATTCATTGAATTCATTTTCAGGATGAGATAAAAGAAGAACTTTAATTTTCAATTCAGAAAGATATCCTTTTTTTATTAGATCATCAGTTTTTACTAGTTTATTAGTTGGACCAAATAAACCCTCTAAGACCAGTTTATGGGTCTGTGATCCATCTAAAGTTCCAGTGAATCCAAACCTATATTTTGCATCATGAAGCTTGTCCATGATGCTTATAAGTGACTTAGACTTAAACTGATGTGCTTCATCCCCTATTACTGCATCATAATCACTAAAATAAGACTTATCTAGTTTGTATATAGATTGCCAGGTGGATATAGTTACAGGCAAGTCTATATTTTTATCTGATCCTCCATAGATTTTGTGACAATATTGTTCTGCATTCCAACCATAATCTTCAAAGTCTTTGTACATTTGCTCCACCAGAGATGTGGTTGGTACAACAAGAAGTATTTTTAGATTTTTTTCAACTAGATATCTGACAATAGAATAAATCATTAAAGATTTGCCAGATGCAGTAGGGGATAATAATAATTTTCTTTTGTATCTTAAAGCATCATATACACCTTGTATTTGATAGTCCCTAGGTTCATGAGAGCAAATACTTTTCATATAATCAGAAACACCTTCTAGAGAAATATAATCATCTATTTCTCCAGGGAGTCCATAATACTTATTATTTTTTAATTCAAACTTATAGTTATGATTTTCGCAAAATAAAATTAACTTATCCAGTAATCCTGAATATATTTCTCCAGTTTGAGTATTAAATAAACGTATTTTACCATCCCAATGCTTACTTCTATATTGAGGCATAAACTTTGCCCCAGGCACATCAAAAGTAAATTGATCACTCAATTCATATTTGATATGTGGTTCGCATTCTACTTTTAAATAGATTTCATTTTTTTTAGATATAATAAGATCTGTCATATTACATTCCAGATTGGAACTTTAAAAATTCTATTGAGTTTTTAATTTGATAAGTTCTAGAAGAAATCATTTTTACAATTTCTTCCAAATATTTCAACATTGTATCATAATACTCTATTTTCATAAAAATATTTGATAGGATCTCATCCCCATCCAAATATCTTGCTAATCCTTCTTTGTCTCTGATTTTATATGGGAAGGGTTCTTTTTTATAAACCTCAGGGTCTGCTTTACCATTGTAATAATTATATCTTTCTAGTTTTTTTTGTTTGTATTGAATTTCTGATTTTTTTCTTAATAAAGAAATGTTGTTGTATAATTCATAATATTTTGCATGTAATGTAGAAACTTTTAAAGATTCATTATGAAGATCATCTATATTAATTTTTGAATCTTTTTCCCACATACTTTGAATTTCATCTAAAGAAATCATATTGGTTTATCAACTGTGCTAATTATTTCGTAATAAGTATACTTGAATGTAACTTGTGCAGTAAAGTAATTTATATCTTGTGAAGTTGCATCAAATTCTAAAGATGATAGGTATACAGGAAATAATCCTGTGTAAACAACTTTCCCTATTGGAGTAAAGTTGCTCCCTAAAATTTGCAATGTTCCATCTGATGTCTCAAAAAAATTGGATTTTTGAAATTGATAATTATCCTTTACTTTAGACTCTTTAAAATCTTTATATTGTTCTAGACTTTCTGGAAATCCTAACCCTCTCATCCAATTTTGAATGATGTTATAATTTTCTAAATATTCATCTACAATAAAT